TGATGCGCGAGCAGCTCGAGCGCATCAAGTGGGACGACACCACGGGAAAGATGCACTGGGGCACGTTCTACGGCTACGCGGTGGCGGAGCTGCTGTACGGCCGGGACGGGCGGCACATCGTCTGGGACGAAATCCGCGTGCGCGACCGGGAGCGCTTCCGCTTTGACACCGACTTCAACCTGCGTCTCATCGAGCGTGGCAAGCCGCAGGGACGCGAGCTGCCGGACCGGAAGTTCTGGTGGTGGTCCACCGGGGCCGATCACGACGACGACCCGTACGGACTGGGCCTCGCGCACTACTGCTACTGGCCCGTGTATTTCAAGCGGCAGGGGATGCGCTTTCGGCTCATCTATCTGGAGAAGTTCGGGCACCCGACGCCGGTGGGCAAATTCCCGCCGGGCACGCCGGAGGGCGAGCGCAGCCGGCTCCTGCAGGCGCTGAGCGCAATGACGACCGACCAGGGCGTCATCATCCCCGAGGGGATGGAGATCGAGAAGTACGAGGCCGGCCGCGGCAGCTCGCAGAGCGGCTACGGCTCGCTGCACGACGACATGAACGCGGCGATCAGCAAGGTCATCCTCAGCCAGACGATGACCACCGACGACGGCTCCAGCCGCTCGCAGAGCGACACGCACAAAGAGGTCGCCGACGGCGTCACGGTGTCGGACAGCGGCCAGATCGACGAAAGCTTCGTCGAGCACCCGGCGCGCTGGCTCACCGAGCTGAACTACCCGCGTGCGGAGACGCCCAAGATCTTTCGCCAGCTCGAAGACGCCGAGGACCACCAGGTGCTGGCCGAGCGCAACGAGAAAATCAGCACGACGGGTTACGTGCCGACGCAGGAGAAGATGGACGAGGATTTCGGGACGGGCTTCGTGCCGAAAGGCTCCGAGGGCGCGCCGGGGCCAGAGGCGACGGGCAGCCGGCAGCCGCCGGCGGCGGGGCCAGGCGGCGGCGAGGCGAGCTTTAGCGAGACCGAAGCGGAGGACGCCCGCAGCGGCTACGCCGACCGCGCGGCGGAGGCCGGCGACGACGAGGTGCAGCGCTGGGGCGAGCAGGCGCGCGAGCTGCTGGAGGAGTGCGCGAGCCTGGCCGAGTTCAGCGAGCGCCTCGTCGGGCTGTACCCCGAAATGAACTCAGGCCAGCTCGCCGACGTGCTTGGCGACGCCATGGGCGCGGCTCGCCTGGCCGGACGCTACGAAGCTACGCCGGAAAGCCAAGAGGAAGAAGAATGAGCAACCGCAGACGTGTGTTCGATCTGGGGCAGCCAGCGGCGGCTTGCCCTGCGCTCCGGCTGACCATACCGGGCGGGGCGGGGTACGCGCAGCGCCTCTTCACACACTGGACGCACGCAGACGGGAGCCTGGCGGACTGGCCAAGCTGGGACTACCTGCTGACGATCCAGCGCGGGAGCGCCGCTCGCCGGCTGGAGCTGACGCCCGGTGCGGGCCTCCTGGTGGGCGAGCGCCCGGATGCGCTGCGCTTGCAGCTCACCGCGGCGGAGGTCGAGAGCCTCAATGACGGGTATGAGCACCCGCTGCAGCTGCGCATCACGGGGGCGCGCGAGGAGCCGTGGTTCTACTTCGATGAGGAAGACTCTTACATCAAGGTCGAGAACCGCTATGAGTGACGAACGGGTCGGGCACATCCCGCAGGAGAAAGGCATGGAGGGACGCGCCGGGCCGCAGCCGGGGCCGGAGGGGCCGGAAGGACCGGAGGGACCGCAGGGCGACCCGCCCCCGCTTGACCTGGTCCAGCTGCGCACGACCGATGATACGACCGACTACCATACCGACCAGCTCAAGGCCATTCCGTGGGACGGAACCGTCGAGCTTCAGCGCGGCGACGCGCTCGTGCTCGACTCCGCCGACCCCTCACGCCTTCTCGTCCAACAGGAGGGCGTCTACGACGTGAGGGCGCACGTGGCGCAGCTCATCGACAGTGAGATACGAACCAATATCCGCGTGCGCCTCGCGAAAAACGGACAGCCGCTCGCGCCGTGGGGGCAGTCCAGCTACATACGAAATCAACGAAATCACCGCCAATCGTCCACGAGCGTGCAGTCCTACCTCGCCTGCGCCGCCGGAGACGCCTTGCGTGTTGTGTGCGACAAATACGACACCAAAGGCCGCGTCCGCCTCCAGCCTGACGGCACGCTGTTTGAGACGCGGCGGCTGGGGGACTGAGGCGGCGTGCGAAGCACAAACCTTCCAGGTTTCGGAAACCTGGAAGGTTTTTTTCGTCGAGTCAGAAGTATGCTCATTTAGCGAAAAGGCCACCAACCCCCTATGCCCGAAACCACGTCCGGCGAGCCCTACGCGCAGCTCCCCCCGGCGGAGGCGGTGCGTTTTTTTCAGGACAAGCTCGCGCTCCCGACGCGGGCGTGGACGGACGTGCTCCGCAGCGAGCACGACCGCGCCTTCGTGACGGCCGGGGCGACGAAGATGGACTTTCTGCAGGACCTGAAGGGCGAAGTCCAGAAGGCTATCGAGGAAGGCACGACCATCAAGGACTTCCGAGAGGGCTTCGACGAGGCGGTCGGGAAGCACGGCTGGCCCTACGACGCGGAGGACAGCGAGGCGTACCGCAACTGGCGCACGCGCGTGATTTACGAGACGAACCTGTCGAGCGCCTACGCGGCCGGGCGCTACGAGAAGATGACCGACCCGGACGTGCTGGAGCGCCGGCCGTACTGGCTCTACCGTCACGGCGGCAGCCAGAACCCGCGCGAGCGCCACCTGAGCTGGGACGGCCTCGTCCTGCCCGCCGACGATCCGTGGTGGGACGCGCACTACCCGCCGAGCGCCTGGGGCTGCAGCTGCACGGCGTTCTCTCTGTCGAAGGCGGACGTCGAGCGGCGCGGGCTGGAGGTGGCCGAGGAGGCGCCGGAGGTGCAGACGCGCGAGTGGACGAACCCGAACACCGGCGAGGTTGAGGAAATCCCCGAGGGCATCGATCCCGGTTGGGGATACACGCCGGGCAAGAGCCGCCTACGCGCGCGCTCGCCAGAGTTCGTGGACAACTGGCCCGATGAGGCTCCGAACGTGCCGGAGGGTCGTGTGCTGTCCTCTCCCGAGGC